GAACCTTTCCCCTTAGCGTTATGCTCTTTAACTTTTGCTGCCAGTTGTGCAGTAACTTCTTTACTAAAAGTAATTTTGCCAGATTTATCTTTTGCGCTATCTGGTTTATTTTTCTTAGATCCTTTTTTCTGATCTTTTTTAGGAGCAGGAGTTCTTCGCGGATCTTTTGGTCCCGGTTCGTCTGCTTCTGCGTGATCTGCATAAGTAAGATGCTCTTCAGACTGAGCGCGTTTAAGCTGTTCTTGGGTGGGTCTGCCTTCTTTTACAGTCTTGGCGGGTTTGTAATTCTTACCTTCTCGTTCTTTTTTCCTACGAATGTTTTCCCACAAACCCGGACGACTCGCCGCCCAGTCCCACTCTTCAACTTCACCATCATCCCAATCTTCGTAATCTGCTTCTGCTGGGACGTAAAAATTATCTTCGTCAATCTCTTCTGTATATCCATACTCATTTACGTTTAGGTGAAAGTCTGCTGCCTCAATATAATCCATATCTTCAGTTGCCTTACTGATGCATACGGCCACTCTTTTTTGGTTGTCTGGAAACTCTTTAGACATAGTGGGATCAGACATACATCTTGACATAAATTTATTTCTATCTTCACCGTCTTTTTTTGATGGAATTGGCATCATTAACTCCTGTATGGTTCTAATTGAGGGAATAATTTGTATCGAATGTCCTGCCAGATTGCGCCAGTGATCACCATTGACGCTTCGTTGTCTGACGGGTAGTGTACACCTTGTAAACATCTTGCATGACCAGCAACTCCTATCATTTTAAAAAACTCAGAAGAATAGTAGGGGTACATGTCAGCAAATAAATATGACGCAATCGCTGCATAGGCAGTGTGACCAGAAGGATATGCCGGTGTTTGATGCGTCTTAGTTTTAGTTACGTTAATGTTAAAATCCATAACATCGCCCAACTGCTTAGGTCGAGGTCTGTTAAACTTGTGTTTTAAATTCAATATAATTGGATCTATTATATTATACGCTTTTTTAAAATCTTTGACTGGAATTGGTTGTCCTATTTTTGAAAAAATAGGTTTATATAAATCCAGAGGTTCCTTGTCCACTAAGTGTATCAAGTTCTTACTTTGCGAACTTAAATTGTTCGTAAGCACTTGCAAGTAAGCGAGTTCTTTCTTTGTTTCTTCCGATGTGTTAGAGGGAGGTTCTGGTAGAACACCCTCCCAATCAATAGTTATCTGATTAGAAACTTTCCAAGTCTTTGGTTTATCCGTATACTTGATAGAATCTAAAGTGTTTGATACTGATTTATTTATTTCTGATATAAAATCCATTATTTTTCTTTTCTTAAAACCTGTAAAAGTCTTTGTTTTGACATACCTCCAACATATCTACTTTGCTTTCCGTCTTTAATAAATATCATAGTTGGAATTTTTTGTATCCTGTATTTTGATTTTAGATTTGGGTGTTTATCAATATCGTACACATGAAAGTCAAAATTTGATAATTCTTTAGCAACCTCTTTGTCTTTAAACAATTGTTTCATTTTGTTGCATGGTGGACACCAAGTAGCACCAAAATAATAATTTTTAACTTTTTCTTGTGCGGGTAATAGTGAAGTGAAACTAAAAACAATAACCAAGGAAAGAACCAGTCTGAACATCGTGTTCTCCTAGACTAAGCCCTCGATAATTTTGCCACCGTTAGCAATTTTCATAGGGCGACCATTTTTTGCTGTGTAATTTTTTTCTACGCTAATCCCAAGAGAATGACAAACGGTTGTCATTATATCTTCTGATGAATAAATGAGTCCGTCTTTAGGTTCTGTTCCATCCGAGTTCGTAGACCCTATAGCTCTACCGCCTTGCATTAGACCACCAGAAACGAATGCAGACCAAACTTTTGCCCAATGATCCCTTCCTGCGTTTTGATTTATCCTTGGAGTTCTACCAAATTCTCCCATCATTATAATTGCAGTGTTGTCCCACATATCAAGACGTTTTAAATCCAACATAAGTGTAGACACAACCTTGTCTAATTCTGGAAGTTTTGTTGACAATGTTTCATGTGTATTTTGGTGCAAGTCCCAACCGCGAAAACCAAGTTCTACGAATGGCACACCCGTTTGAACCAATCTTCTTGCCATCAATGCGCCTTTACCAAAATTAGTTTCACCGTATGCATCAATAACTTCTTGTGGTTCTCCAATAGGTTTTAGCGCTTTCATCTGTGGACTTGTGTTAAGTCTAAATGTTTGTTGTAACATTTTCATGTGACTTTTTGCCATGTCGCTGTTGCTTCTTTTTACAAAACCGGTTTCTATGGCAGCGAGTGCTTGCATTCTTTCTGTATCTACAGAGTCACCAAGATTTCTAATCTGACCATTTGAACTGACCACAAATGGATTCCAAGCAGTACCAAGGAATCCACCACCAACACTTCCTGTGCCTATAGAAAAGAATGGTGGTATTTCTAGATAGTCTCTGTCTTGAGACAATTCATAGGATATAACAGAACCCATTGATGGATGTTTCATGTTTGGGTTTGGTTTAAATCCTGTATGCATGTAATATGATCCACGCATATGATCTGCCTCTCTCGTTGCCATAGTCCTAACAAGAGAAAAGTCTTTACCCATACCAGCAAGTTTAGGCATAAGTTCATTAATCTGAAAATCGCCAGTCGTACTAATAGGTCTAGTTGGTCCGCCAGTAGCAGCACCAAACTTTACATCCCACATATCAATAGTTGGTGGACCACCGCCAAGCCATATAAGTATTGCGGCCTTTTCATTCTTGATCAAGGTATCCTTGTTATCAATAATGTTTTGACCAAATAATGTTGAGGCGGTAGATAATGAAGCAAGTCCACCAACATGTTCTATAAAATGTCTTCTGTTAATCATACTATAATATCCTTAATTACTTCTCCAAAGTCCACTATTTCGATAGGTCTGTCGCCGGGAGCCATCAGTTCTTTATCGGCATTAATCCCCATTTGATGGTAGATGGTTGTCGCCCAGTGTGGGATAGGAACTGGATTATCTTCTGGTTCTGTGCCTGTAGCGTCAGTTCTACCGTAAGTCATACCACCTTTGATCCCACCGCCAGCGAGAATAGAACTAAATACCTTGGGGTAATGATCGCGACCAGCATCTTTGTTTATTTTAGGAGTTCTTCCAAACTCCGACACTACACAAACCAAGGTAGATTCCAAAAGTCCTCTTTCGGTCAAATCTTGAATTAATGCAGCAAACGCTTGGTCGAATGGCGGAACTTGAGAATCTATACCACCAAAGATATTTTGGTGCATGTCCCAACTGCCGTAGGTCATGGATACAAATCTAGCACCCGCCTCAACTAATCTTCTGGACATAAGCATCCTTGCGCCAGCAGTGTTGCGTCCATACCTATCGCGTACTTCTGGTTTTTCTTTTTCTATGTCAAAAGCGTCTTGGGCTTTTTGATCTCCAACAAGATCATAAGCTTTCTCATAAAAAGTATTCATAGCTTTTACAGCATCAGAGTTTACCTTTTCTGTCATATTCTTATTTACAATTTCCAACAGTTTTTTACGTTTTGCAAACTGTTCGTCGGTAACATTGAAAGACAAGTCTCTAACCTTGAATTTATCAGAAGCAGGATCAGAACCCAAAGAAAACGGAGCGTATGCGTTACTTAAATATCCGGTTCCTGCAAACTCATTGGGTTTTTCCGGTACACAAATATAAGCAGGAAGATTATCCCTAGAACCGAACTCATGAGACACAACAGAACCCATAGAAGGATACTGGAGTGCAGGACTAGGCTTGTAACCTGTGAAAATACTGTTTGTTCCTCGTTCGTGTGCAGCCTCTCCATGCGTCATGCTCCTGATAATTGTCAATTTATCCATGATCTGCGCGGTTTTTGTAAACCTTTCATTAATCTGGATTCCGTCAACATTAGTATTGATCGCTTTCATAGAGCCGCGATACTCTAGAGGGGCTACAGTTTTGGGATCAAGCGTCTCTTGAGCGGCCATTCCACCCGGAAGGTATATGAAGATCATGCTTTTTGCTTGACCTTCAATACTTTCGTAGTGTTTTTGTTCACCAAGCGCATACTGGGTTCCAGCAGCGGCGAAAAGGCTTGTCTGTAGAAATGCCCTGCGGCCAATATGAATATGATTAAACATTTTTCCTTACCCCGGTGCTTCGTAATAACCTATTGAAAACCCTTCTTTTGTACAATCTTTGATGGTTTGATCCATCCCTTCTTTTTTTAACTTCTTCTCTATAAATATACACATTTTTTCGTCAGTTCCGGGCCAATTGTTCTTATAAAAGTGGCACAGCTTTTGACATTTAAATGTATTCCTGTCCGATCTTATAGGTTTAGGCAGTACGTTGTCACGTATATCTTCAAATCGTTTCTTCAACATTCCCAAGAATCTTTTCTCGTCTTCTGGGCCAAGACAGATGCTAAACGGCATGGGGTCAACCTTGCCGTCCTTGTCTTTATAAAAGAAGATACTCATAATTCTGTTGGGGAAATCTTTGTATAGTTTAGAAATAGCATAGAAATAAAGCAATAACTGCGGATCATTTTCTAGCTTCTTATAATCTTTTACTTGGCCTGTCGTCCAGTCCATCCTTCTGCCAGTTTTCCAGTCAATCACCTCTATTGTATCGTCAGCAATAAGGGTTGTCAAGTCAATTGTACCTTTGATTGCTAATTGTCCAGAAACTTTTTTTCCATCAATTTCATAGTCAAACTTAGCCCAGTCTTCCTCAATAGGAATGTCAAACTGCGCTTCTGGGTGGTAGATGTTTCGCTTTCTAGGATCAAACAAGCCATCAGAATGAGTCAGAAATGTAAATACAGTTTCAACTATAACTTTTCTGTCTGCCGGATAAAACTTATGAATAGAGTCTTTTGCGTATGCGTCAGTGGCTAACTCGCACATTTCGTGAACAAACGTGTCTTTGTATAATTCGTCTTTTTGTATTCTAATTTTACCACATTTGTCATCCTCAATAACCAAGTATTTTCTTTTGGGGTTGTCTTGTTGGAATTTTTTAAGACCAGCAAGTATTTCCATAACCTTGTGCGCCATAGTACCCATATCTGCTTTTTTATTACTATCAGATCTATGTCCTAAAACATAGGTTAGAAAGTATTGCATTTGACAGAAATCGTAGTTATTATAGCTTGAGGATCTGATGTAAGTTACAATCATTCAATTTTCTCCAATAAAGATTTGACTTCAGTTATAGTATCCTGAATAGTCATCTCTCTATTGTTAAGCACATGCCAGAATTTACTATGATCGTAATTATCTGCGTCTAGGGCAGTTTCACTATCATGGCTGTCTTCGTGAACATTCCTTTCCAATCTCAAAACTTTGCCACCAGCCTTGTTGATAGCTTCAACCTCATTTGGAAATCTTACATCTGCTATAATAGCAAGATTGCTATTCTCTTTTGTGATTTTATTTATACATGCGTTCGCCCACACGTTTGGATGAATTTTACGCATTATATCAGTACCAAAGAACTGCATAAATTCACGCGCTGTCATTTCTCCTTCACGCCAATTCCAACTTTTCTTTGCGTCTATGGGCATCTTTTTCATCAGCTTCATGTTTTGAAAACGTGGCATATCCTCCCAGCGAATATCAGAAAGCGTCTGATTCTTTTGCTCGTCTGTTCCATATGCTTGCTCATAGGTAAAACCAAACAGATTTATGCACATGTCTTTTACAGGTTCAGCAAAATTGTACAGCTTAACATAGGGCCACATGTTGTAGTGAGCATACTCTACAAATCTTTCATCTTTGCGCTCAATGTCAAACTCACCCCAGTTTCCATCCTGTTGCGAATCCACAGTTTTAATGATTAACTTGCCGTTGTTATTGACGTTGTAATCTTTGACTAGGCTGTTAGCAAGCAAAATCTGTCCATGAATTATATTGGCAATAGTGGTTTTCCCCGATTGCTTTTTGCCAGAAATCCCTAAAATCATTAGTACATACCCTTTAAATCTGAAAGAATGTTATCTTGTATAGCTTGTATTGACATGTCACCAATATCTTTACCCACAAACTTTGGGAATTTTAAATTGAATGACCTAAATAGTTCTCTTTGTATTTTTATCTTTGACTCTCTGCCAGCTTGGTCGTTATCTGTCAATACAACCAGCTTTGTTGCGCCACTTTTTAGCAGTAGTTCTTTCTGTTTATTAGATATATCTTTACCAAAAAGCCCAACGCAGTTGGTGACTCCAGCCTCATGCATTTTCCAAACATCACCCTGCCCTTCTACCAGAAAGAGAGTAGCGGTTTCTAAAGATCTAACTAATGCTTTGTCATAATTATATAAATAATTTGCTTTCTTAAAACCTTCTGAAAACAAATACTTTGGCGACTGCCAAGGCTTAGTAGCTCTAGCTATGAAACCGACTTTCTCTCCTTGGTAAAACACAGGGATAATTGCCCTGTCCTTCATTACTGATCCTTTTTCTACACACTCTTCAACGCTAAAATGTTTAAGAGTATTGGTATAAAAACCTCTGGATTCAAAATAAGGCGAGTTCCCGCAGGTTCGTATATCCTCTACTATTATAGAGCTAAGTGTGGTATTATCCTTAAAGATTTCCACAATTTCACTAAAATCTTTGTAAGGGTCTTCTATTTTTTCTTTCTTCTTCTCTGTATCTCTTATGTTGTATAGTTTACACACATATCTTAACACATCAGAAAAAGATGCATCTTGACCTCTTTCTGTAAATATAGATTGTATAAATCCAAATATATTAGTGCTACTATCTTCGTGGCAACTTCTTGTCCAGCACCTCCAGTTTTTGTGCGTCAAAGATATTGACAAACCGTTATCGTTGTCGCCATGATGTATCGGACACCTCATGAAGACGTTGTTGTTCTTGGTCTGATAGTCTAGTTCTAGATCATTTAGTAGCAAGAACAAGTCTTTGAAGATAATATCTCTAACTTCGTTTAAATCAAGTTTTTGTTTTGTTCCATTCATACCAAAGTAGTCCACAGTTAGCAAGGGTATAAGCAAACCAAACCAGCGCATGGGGGTAGTCCCTTTGCTTTAGGTTTGACACGCAAGTTAGTACATAGCACAGCGTTGCTATAAACAGCGGCACAATACTCATCTTGGGTTCCTTTCAAAAGGGGTTGGATCGACTCCATCAAATCTTTCTTCATCTAACATATAATATAAATTCTCACCTTCTTGTTTTACTAAATTATATCTAGATTTAGTTCTAAATCCACTTAGGTCATATACCGTGGTAACACTGTAAACTTTTTGTACGGTTGATAACACAACTGTATCACCATGCTTTGGACCACCTTTAAAGTTTGCTTTATAGCTCATTTGTTTCCTCGTCAAAAGGTAGCTCTGCACCTTCTATGGCATCCTGACCTCCGGTTGCTACAAGCTCGTCTCTAGTTCTTAGTTCAGTAAGAAGGGCGTGTTGCCCACTCATATTTAGATTTATATAATTTCCATCTTGCATTCCCGGTCCATGACGAGAAACAATAGGAACAAGTTTTCTATTTCCTGCGCGTGGACCGTCCTCTGCCGTTTCCTCTGCTGACTTTTCTTTGAATATAGAGAATGATGTACACAACCAGATTAGCCTGTCAGAACCGCTTACGGCATCTGTAGACTCTTTAGTGATACCATCTCTATTCAACTGAACAAAAGAAAGACAAGCAAAATCATACTTAACAGCAAGATTATGCAAATTCGTAATTTGAAAGCCAAGCGCTTGGTACTCCTGTATGTTATTAGTTATAGAAGTAGAAGACATTAGTTTAAGATAATCATATACTACTAGGCACTCATTTGTTCTACCGTTTTCATCTGTGCCAACTTCTTGAAGCACCCACCTTTTTATAACATTTAAGATGGACTCAAACGGCATCCCTGCCACTGTAGCGTATGTATATGGAATGTTTTTAATTTCTTCTACTGCGTTTTGAACAGCGATGTGCTGGTCTTCATTATGCTCAAAAGATCCTGTTGAAATATCGTTAATTGGAACTTTACTTATGCTGGCGATGATTCTGTTAATGTGATCTTCTTTGCTCATCTCTGTGTCAAGCATGAGAACTGGTACGCCAGTCTTGGCTACATTCACAGCAACATTATCGCCAAATACAGATTTACCAACCTTGGGCCTTGCAGAAATCAAGTCTACACATTTACGACGAAGACCGCCACCAATAGCTGCGTCATATCTGTCAAAGCCGGTTGGTATACCCAGTTGATCACACTTGTTTTCAAGCAAAAACTCAATGTATTCATCTACGCCTTCGCCTATCTTTTCAGGCTTGCTATTACTATCGTCTTCTTTTAAGAACTCTACAATCGGATTCTCAATGATAGACACAATTTCATCAATGTCTTCATCGCCTGTAATCTGCTCTGCATCAAAAGATATTTGGTTTGCCAACCTTTGTATTTTTCTACCTAGTTCAAACTTTTTAATCTGAGCAGCAAAATGTATCACGTTGTCTTTCTTGACAGGAAAATCCATCAAAGACTTTATGTACTTTAACTCTCTTGTGTCTTGAAAGATTTCAGAAAACCCTAGTCTTTCAGCCGCAGATATTATAGAGGCAATATCAACTTCTGCTTCACTAGTGAATATTTTCTCAAGGCATTTATAAATAATTTGATTGTTATGAGCAGCAAAGCTACTGTGTTCTAACAGGTCGGAAACTTCAATGTATGATTCTAAACCGTGAGCGAAAAGACCGGCAAGAACCGCTCTCTCTGCTCCGAGATCCTGCAATATTTTTTTCATTTCATTTACCGCCGCATCGGTTGCACCTGTGGTATTCGCCATAAACTAAGTTTGAATTCATTTTAAAAAGCTTGCCGCAGACATGGCACTCTACCTCTACTAAGTTCGCCTTTTTTCTGTTTCTTGGCGTTCTTTTAATTTTAGGGGTATCGACATCAGAAAACTCAAGCCCATCATCTTGCCAAGCGTTCTTTTTGAACTTCACAGGTTCTCTCCTTCCTTTAGGTTTAGAATTATTTTTATGCATAGTAAAATCATTTTCAGCTTTTTGAGTTTCAGAAGGCGCAGGCTCTTCTGGCTCAGAGGGTGCAACCTCTTGTTTTGTTTCAGACAGGCTAGACATTAATTGTTCAAGTAGCGCCTGTTTCTGTTCTGCTGTTAGGTTTTTGATTAAATCTTTGTCCATCATTTTGTTTTACCTTTTAGTATAAAAAACATATCACTGGCGGATATATGTAATGTTTCGTAGCCAAAACTGTTTAGTAGTTCAATTATTTCTTGCTCTGAAGTTCCAGCGTCAGCCAACGTTGACCCAACTTCAAATTGACCACAGGTAATTTTATTGGATTTTAACATTTCTGAAGCGCCATCAAGAACCATCTTCTCCGCTCCTTCAACGTCTATTTTTAGAAAATCAATCTTTTCAATATTCAAATCAGAACAGTATGTGTCTAGTTTTACAGATTTAGTTTTAAGTTCAAATATTTCTTGACCCAAAGATTGAAACACAGGTCTATTTATAACACTGCTGATTCCAACAGAAATATCTGGAATGTATATCGTTTGCTCTCCGTTGATGTCAGAAACACAACAATCGTTTACGGAAATGTTATTGTAACTACTTTTTAAATGATTATATAAAACAGGGTGAGGTTCAAAACAATGACAATGAGAATTAAACCCGTAGCTCTGCAACGCTTTTATGAAACTTCCAGCGTTACTGCCTACGTCAAATGCTATTATAGTACTCGCAGGGTCGGGATTACACATTTGAAAATATGCACTTAAAGACGCTCTATGAATTCCTATGTCTATAGATGACAAAAAATCGTAAGAATATTCGTTTAAAAACGAATCGCTTATCTGTTTCATTTTCTCTTTCCTTTTTCAAATAGTATGTCAGCTTTTCTTCTGATATTGTACTCTCTAGACTTAATATTTTCAAGTCTTCCTTGGGCAGTTATTTTCCATTGGTTGATTTTATTTGCTAAAGCATCGTTTCTAAGAATCGTAGCAACCTTTGTTTCGTGTTTGGCGTATGTGTCCCAAGCGCCGCTGTTCAAAGCTTCTGATATTATACTCTGAAGAGAGCCTTCGCACCAACGTATCACATTTTCACATTGGGCGCGTTCTGTTCCAACGTGATCTACATACTGCATTAACTGATATGCGTAACCAAAACACTCGTCTTGCGTTAGTTTGTCTAGGTTTTCTAGTGACAAAGTTTCTGCCATAGCAAACTCAGGATTAAATTTAGTAGGGGTTATATTTTTAGCGGTTATGTAAGAGTCAATACCGTCAAGAAACTCTTTCAATCTTTCAGCGGCTGTCAATTTGCGTTCTCCAGTCTTCTATGCTATCTGAATATTTAAGGACTAGTAACTCTATATTATTTAAATTACACCAGTCTTCTTTTATAAAGTCTCTTTTACGCGAAGTCAAGAACCCAGCTTTGGTTTTATGAAAAAACTTGCAGAACTCATAGTGTTGTCGTCCATGAACTTCAACTCCTAATTGCAAGTTGGGAATAAAAAAGTCTAGAAATAAAGTAGACTTCTTAGCTGGATCTCTTGACCCCGGTAATTTTACCTCTTCTAAAATACTGTAACCTGAAAACATTTCATGTAATAATTCTCTTGCTGCTATATGATATTTTGATTTAACTGTTTTGTCGTCGTTTTTTATAATATATTTTTTTAAATCTAAATTATATTCACGACCATTTAAACCAACCACTTTCATAGCACATTTCTTATTTCTTCGTATAAAAATTGTTGTATCTCCTCGTTTTGTTCTATAAACTCACCGAGTTTTGACATACCTTGAAACTTAAAGAATTTTTCTACTGCGTCTGCATCTTCTACGTCTACGTCATTTTTCTTTAGTAGAGCCTGTATAGCTGGGTCTTTTTGGTTTTCTATGGCTGTAGTCACTGTGTACCAAGCGCCAGCTTGTTTGATAAATGTAAGCTCATTTGCAATTTCACATAACTCTCTAACTTCATCAATGCCAGTTCCGTACCTAATGTATGACACAGCATTAGAGTTAGGTTTACCTCCCGCAGCAGAAGTTTTTACAACCCAGTTTGCTACTTGACCGACATCGTTACCAGATGCGTCTGTCTCCTCCCATTTGCCTCTGTGGGTAATTACCATGTTAGTACCCGCTTGATACTGAAGCATATTACCAGCGTCAGCCATCTTAGCTGGCGACCAGCGCGAACCACCTGTATTTGCAATGTTATGAGTTATAAAAATTAAAATCGCCCTAGTTCTTGCTACATCATTGCTGATGCGCTTAAAAAACATAGACAATAACCGTGGGAGTTGCGCCCTTACTCCTGTGCGAACCTCACCGTCTAGCTCGTCTTGCGGAACCATGTTTGATACAGAGTCAATGATAGCCACAAAGTCTGGTTGGTTTTTAACATATAGCTCTAGGGAATTTAAGAACTCTTCAGCAGAAACGACAGGTTTGTTGTCAGTAGCCTGAATAATTTTGATTTTATCTGCATCAAGACCTTTTATGCCAGTGAAGTTTTCTTTAGTTAGCCTACCTTCTGTATTAAAATAAACAACATTTTTGCCAGCAAGTTGAGCTTTTGCAGCAAAGTAAAGAGATGTAGTTGTCTTGCCGGTCTTTGGGTCTCCAGTCATTACGACTACACTACCCTCTCTAAGACCTCCACCAAGCGCCAAGTCTAGTGCTGGTGAAATTCCTATTGTTTTAAAAGTCTGTAGATCTGATAAAACTTTAGTTCCTTGTTCTACAATATCACCATATTTAGCAATGACTTGATTACTTACAATGTCGTCATCAAATTTAGCTTTCGCTTTCTTTTTTGCCATCTAATCCTCTCAACTTATTAAATTTAGATTTCTTACCGTATGTCTTTTTCCTAGTCTTCGGTTCTTCTTTAACATCTAGCTCTTGTTTTTTATCTTTATTATCTTCAATCAACTTGAGTTGTTTTTTGATTTCTGGAACAACCCTTTTGTTTTTTAACGAAAACACCTTAGATAAATAAGGAGAGTTAACCGCTTTAACCACAGCTACCTCTCCATACTTTTTAATAAGAGCATTTGCAGTAAACAATTGTTGCTTAAAAGTCCAGTCCCAAGGTTTCTTGTTCCAAAACTTATACCCTAGTTTACCTTCATTTTTGTGTTCTGCAAGTCTTAAACACATTAATTCTGCTAAATAAGAAGCGCAAGTACAATGGTCGCCAGTTGACTGGTGCTTATACTTGCTTTTTTCAGTTCTTTTTCTTTTTGTCATAGATAATGGATTCTTCAAAACAGCCCGACTCATGATCTTCAAACTCTCTTTCAACTATTAATTCTGGTATCAGCCACAACGTTTTATGAACAACGCCATCTTTAATCTTACCAATTGTATATGTATTTTTGCTTTCTGAACCAAGCATACCTACTACAGACTTAGCAAAGTATATACCATCAATATCTGTTATGTCAATTCTTTCTCTGTGAGATTTGAATTGAATACTTAATTTACTTAAAAAGACTTCGTTATTATCACAATACCTTTTTAATTCATGCCAACGATCAGTGCTATCAATAAAATATTCAGTACCATCTTTGAGCGTGACAATTAGCCACGTAGCTCTAATGTTTGTTCTAAATACCTCTGACCACTTTTGCCTGTTAGTTATTTGATGTTCGTCGTGCATTTTGCGCTCGGCTGTCTTTTCCTATTCTGTTTTTTAATTTCGTCCCCAAGCTCCGAAGCGGCTTGTGTCATGACAGTCGAACCTCTGTTGGATGCAAACAGATTTGGTTGCTTTTCTTCTGTTTTAACGGTTTGGCTCTTAGCTTTTTCAATGTATTTTTCTACTGTTGCTTTTGGTCTATTAAGCTTTTTTGCAAGTTGTTCTACAGTAAACTCTTGATGTTTATTTTCAAGATAAAATTTTTCCACATCTCCTAAAGGTCCGGTCTTAGCCATTTTGATAACTCCTATTGGTTCTTGTTAAATAAATAGAATTGTTAGTTTGTAAGTAAGTTATATAGTAATCAAATGTTTTCTTTGACACCTTTTGCATTTTTGTTTCTAGGTAAGCTTGTCTCTTTTGGTATCTACCCATAGGGTCTAGTGGGGCATTTTGGTAGGTTGCAATAGAATGGGTTTCTCTGTCGCCCTGTATTAGAACCTGAGCATACACTTTGTCTCTATCGTTGAGTATGATCTTTCCGTCTTTGTTTATATAGACATGCTCTCTTTTTGGTTCTTGTCCAGTTATAGTAAAGTCCATCAGTCTCCCTCCATAATATATTTAGCCTTTTGTTTTTCGTTCATCTTGTTTATGTCTTTCATAGATTTACTACCTTGCTTTTGATACCAAGGTTTATCAGGAGTTGGGTTAGCTTCTCGTTTCATAGCTTCCATCTCGTTGATTTGATTTTTATTAAGGCGTGTATTCCTGTCTGCAACGCTTCCTATTGTATTGCTACCCGCCATGAAACTGTGAAGCCCGCCTGTAACCACCCTGTAAAGAGAATCCTTGCCACAAGCTTCGCACCTCTTTAACTCTGGATCTGTAACCTTTTGGAACACATCACTAACTTCTGCTCCACAGTCTCTACATTCGTAATCATATATTGGCATTAGTTCTCTAACCTATTTAATATTTGTCCTAATATCCCATTTCTTTGTATGTCACTATACCCTAGCCTACAAATACCTACACCTTCAAGGTCTTGTAGTTTATCAATAATTTCTTCAAGCCCGCTTTTGGATCTAAGGTCGGTCTGTCTAATGTCACCATTAATAATAACTTTACTACCTTGACCCATGCGGGTTATAAACATTTTAATCTGTTCCCAAGTGCAGTTCTGCGCCTCATCTAATATCATATATGTATTGTGAAATGTAGAACCTCTCATGACTTCTAGTGGTTGATATTTTATCCTACCTTCGTTGTAGTACATTCCATAGTATGCACGTCCCAAAAAGTGTCTAAAGTTTTCTTGCATCGGAAGAAGATAGGGTGCTATTTTTTCTAGTAAGTCTCCGGGCAAACTGCCAAGATCCTTACCTGTGCAGACTAGAGGTCTCGTTATTAAAACTTGTTCTATATCTTCGCGATGTAAATGTTCAGACGCAATACCTGAAGCAATAAAGGATTTACCACAACCAGAAGGTCCGGTGCAAAATATAACATCGTTTTCTATGATTGCTCTAATGTAATCTTTTTGATTGGATGTTTTTGCTTCTACGACCTTAACCTTTTGTGGAGATACATTTTCTTTTCTGGTTTTTCTCTTCGTCATAAATGTGCCTTGTGTTAGTGTTATTTACCAGAACTGCCGAATCCTCCCATCCCTCTATTGGTATCGTCCAAATTTTCTACCAAGTTTAAATCAAAATCCTCTACTTTCTGAAATAATATCTGTGCTATCCTATCTCCTTGCTCTATTGTATAATTGCTATATTGAGCATTGTAAAGTATAACTCCAATGTCGCCCCTGTAAGATGAGTCTATAACTCCAGCAAATACATCTATGCCATATTTGTATGCCATGCCAGATCTAGGCCAGATCAGTCCAACATAACCTTCTGGAATAGCCATAGCAATTCCTGTCTTGATTAGTTTATGAGAATGTTTTTGAAGTATAGTTCCATGCGAAGCGTAAAGATCATATCCAGCGTCCGATCCGTTTGCTTTGGTTGGAAGAATAGCCCTGTCGTCAAGCTTTTTAACATTCAAAACGGGACCATTCCAAGTTGGGAAAGGCGCTCTATGTTTTCGTGATTTTAGTTGAGACTCTTTTAACATTTGCTCTCTAGCTATTTCGTCTGAATGTCTGGGATTACTCATATCTCGCACTTACCTCCTGCGCAGGCAATCTCCTGCTCTGGTTGAACATTGTTGGTTTCCTCGATAACGTTTGTAAAGTCAACGTCTTTATATTCACGGTTCATGTCAACCCACTCTTTCCAGTTATATACATCTTTCATACAGTAGGTTAATTGTCTTAGGTCTCCGTCAAAGTATTTTCCTGCAAACTTTTTACACCTATCAGACCAAGCCTTTTTACCGTTACCTTTAATTTTTTCTCCGACTCCAAGTAGACTGTCACATGCCGCCCACAAGTTGTCTTCCCAAAGTGTCAGTGCAACCTCGATCAGTCCACTTACAAACAATGATGCGTCACCGTAATGCGCAACCTGCTCGCTTGGTAGGTATACTGTAGTAAACGGCGCTT